TGCCAATTTTTTAGCGATTATTCACAAAATTTTGTGAATTTCGCATGTTTACGGGGTAAAAACGGCCAAAAAAATTTTCACAACCAGTAAAAACTTAAACAAAAGGTGTAAAGTTAATTGCATGAGCCTAGGAAAATACATAAAACAGAAACTTGGAATGTCTGTAACCTCGTTGTCCAGGGAGACAGGGCTAGAGTACAACTCCCTCTACCGGCGCATGCGCGGCGATCAGCCCTTCACCATCGACGACATGGTAGCTATCCACCGCGCAACCGACCTTGACCTACTAGAAATGCTCAAGGCCAACGGATCAATAACCCCCGCCGAGGTAGCAGAACTGCGGGCCGCGCCCGCGCCCGACCTAACCCACGCAACAGACAGCGCACTAGGGGCCGAGGTGTTCCGCCGCCTCACCGAAAAACGCGAGGTAGACCCGTGGGAAACACTCACCGCCGCCTACGCGGCCGTATAGAGGAACAAGAGCACAGCGAGGAGTAACAACATATGGCGCGCCCACCCCTGCCCATCGGCTCCCACGGCCAAATCACAGTGCGAAAGACGAAAGGCGGGGCGTGGGTAGCCCGCGCCACCATGCGCGACGTAACCGGAAAACGCCGCGACATCACCGCACAAGCACCGACCAGAGCCGCAGCACACACCAAACTACAAGCCAAAATCGCGGCAAACACCAGCGGCCCAGCCGCACCGCAAACACTAGGCGATGCTATCGACGCCTGGCGCGACACATACACAGCCGGGAAATCTCACAACACTGTTAAGCAGCGGGAACAGATGGTGCGCCTGCACCTCACCGAATGGAGAGACCTGCAGCTAATCGAGTGCACCGTGCCAACACTGGATCGCATTATAACGGCGGCGGCCAAGCCTAGACGGGTAACCAGCATCAACGGCAAAAGAATTACTATCGGCGGCGTATGGGCCGCTAAAACAGTCCGGACAGTCCTAAACCTAATCATGCAAGAGGCCGTGCGATCAGGAACCATACCGTACAATGCGGCCGCCGCTACCCGTGTGCCGCACACCCCACGGAAAAAGGCGCGCGCCCTAGCCCCGGCCGAAGTCAGGGAGATTATCGACATTGTAGATGCCGCCTCAGCACCCAACATCACCGGCTCCGGCCGGGCGCATTTCTGGTTCCCCGACATGGTGCGTGTACTGGCTGGCACCGGCCTGCGCATCGGTGAATGCGTCGCCCTCAAATGGGCAGACTATGACCGGGGGCAGCGCACCCTGCACGTGCACGCCACCGCGATCATGGTAGGCGGCACGCCGGTATGGCAGGACAAGACAAAGACAGGTGCCGAGCGGGTAGTGCACCTGCCGTCATGGTGTGCCGACGCCCTGGATGCGCGGGCGCGCCGGTTCAAAGCCAAAGCCGGGGATTACATTTTTGAGAACCGCGACGGCGGCATGATTAGTCTAGGCACGCCTACTAAGCGGCTGCATGAGATGCTACCCGGCCGGTTCGCATGGGTTACCCCGCACACTTTCCGCAGGACGGTTGCTACCACTCTTGAGCGTGAGCTAGGGATAGAGGCGGCGCAGGCGCAGCTCGGGCACGCCTCTGCATCCACGACGCAAATTTATGTGGCCCGCCGGACTATGGCTATCTATGGTGGAGCGCTTGAAAAATTGGGTGGTAAATTGGGAGGTCACGAGAAACTCACGGAAAACGAAATGCATTCTAGTGAATTGCCGGAGGGGCAAAATGACCCGGTTGAGCGCTTGATAGCTGAGCTTGAGGGGGTTGCCGTGAATCCCAGTGAATCCCAGTGAATAGCCCCACTAGATATGTAGGAAATATCTATATAAACCCCGGAATCCCGGGGTTTTTCTTTATGCTTGGGTGCCTAGTCACGGTTTACTCACGTTTTTGCCTTGTTTTTCTCCCGGTTTTGGCTTGAACTCATTCTATACGGTGCGTATAGTTTTCAGGTGAGGGGGTAATCCCCGAGAGCCAGAACACAAAAACGATGGAGGCAACCAAAATGAAACCCGCAGCCGCATACATGATCGTCACCGAGCTATGGAGCGATGGTGTGAACCGCACCCGCCCAGGTGAAGGGAAATTCGCGGGCTACCGCACAATGGTGCACACACCCAAGGCCGTAGGGCACACCACGCGGCTAGGCAAAATCATTTCACGCTCATACGGGCGATGGGATGCTACCGTGTCCGCAGCTGATGCAGTGGCGGCGCACGGTGAGAACCTGGCCGCCCTGGTTGGTACACGTGGCCGCTATACGGTTGATGCTCTTGATGCTGAGGTGGCGCGTGAGATTACCGGGGATGCGGTGGGTGGGTACGCTATCAGCCTCAAGTGATTAGTTTCACTCGTAATAACTTGTATACGGACTATACACCCTGTATAGTATTAGTTGTAGGGGAAACCACCCTACCGAACCGGAACCACCGGGGGAAACAACAACACGCCCCGCCCACCGGCGGGCGGGGCACCCAGAAAGGAACAACACAATGAAAAACCTCAAAATCAAGCGAGTTCGCCGCGGCTACCACTACATCATGGACGGCGACGAGCAGGTAGGCACAATGGAGCGTAGCGAAGGCGGCCCCACCCCATACGAAGGGCAATGGTTCGCCTACTGGTGTCCCTCAGATGCAGACATGATGGCTAACCAGTGGGACAGGTGGCCGCGTGCATGTGCACGTGGGTGGACTATGGCCGAATGCCTCAAAGAATTTTCAAGCAAATACTAGACAGGAACAACACAATGGAACAGCAGTATACGGCCCGCGTAATCGAAAACGGGGAAACCACCGCAGAATGCACCGGATCATTGCAAGAGCTGGCAGACTGGACGTATAGCGACAGCATCGGCGAATATTCACGCCATGTAGAAGAGGGTGAACTGCTGAGCACGCCCGGCGGCGCCTATGAATGGTTTATCGACTCCCCAGAAGTGCAAGAGCGCTACCGCAAGCAGCTCAGCACCCACGAAATACAAACTTTTTGGGCTGTTGAAGAAAGCACCCAAATCACCCTACACTCTGAGCCGATGCCGCTAACCCCTGAGGGGGTAGCCGCCTACATCAGCCGCAGCGAAGAAAGCGTAAGCCACCACGGCAACCAATGGTGGGTAGAAGTCAAACCAGCCAAATAAAAAAAGGAGGGGCGCCGCCCTTGAACCTCAAGCGGCGGCGCCCCTACCCGCATACCAAGCGGGAAACAACAACTTATAGAAGATAGTATAGAGAGGACACGAAGGAATGACAAAGAAGCCTAGCTACCTCGGCCCCAGCGATGTTGCGCGGCGTCTCGGCGTCACCCGCGACGCAGTATACAAGTTGCTGGCTGTTCACCCCTTGGATAATGACGCATGGGGAGCGAACGGCACCCCCCTATGGCTCCCCGAAACAATCGACGCCTGGCGCGCGAAACACCCCAAACCACGCGGCCCGTACAAGAAAAAGAACACCGAGAATGCGTAACAGCGCATCATACGGCGCCCGTGACATACCCGCCATCAAACAGGAGCTAATCGGGCACCTTGAAACGGCGATCAGCACATGCACACAAGGGGTCTGGTACATAGCCAAATACCAGGCGCACCGTGCAGGCATAGAAGACGGCGCCCTATGGTGGGTACACAGCAGCATGACCGAAATGGTCATAGACACGGCGCCCGAGTTCCTGCTGCACTACATGCCCCACATTGAGCATATGCCATCTGACGCCGGGGTAATCGTATGGGACGGCGGGACAGACCAGGTAGCCCCGTGGGGTGACGCGCCCGACAGCATCAGTGACGCATCGCCGTTCATGGTATCCACCCCCGCAACAATCCAAATTGTGGGTGCCGCATGGGTGCGCGAAGACCTCTACATGCTGCTAGGCACATCACGCGGGCACACATGGCGCGAAGTAGAGGTAAACACGGGCCTGTACGCCCGGCTATCCCGCCTACTAGTCACAACCTGGACGGTAGCGCGTGAACCCTCAATCGGTGATGTACGCCCGTACCGGCCCCGCCCACAAGGGGCCGCTGCAACCGGTGCGGCGCTTGACACGCGGGCTATCAACGCAGTGTACGTGCGTGAACGCCCCCACGGTAACGGGGTGGGTGGTTCACGGCGCGGCATGGGCCACCGTGTAGAGGTGCGCGGGTACTGGCGCATGCAACACTACGGGCCGGGCAACAAGAACATACGCCCCGTGTACGTTGCTGCTCATATGCGCGGCCCGGACGGCGCCCCGGTAGAAGAACCCCGCCCATCGGTGCATATCGTAAAAGAATAATGACCCGCCTCACGGCAGGTATAGGAACAACAGCAAAGGAACCAAGAATGAGCACACCCATTGCGTACACCCCGGCGCACACCATCATGCCCCTAATCGCGGCGCTACCCGCCCCAGAAACACTACCCGCCCAGACAGACAGTATGACCGAATGGGTGCTAACCCACCATACGGCATAAAAAGAGAGTGGCCCCGCCCACCCCCAAAGAACAGGGGGCGGGCGGGGCCACAATCACACTACCGGCTATGCGCTCTCGGCGTGCTTCGGCGCATAGGTATCACGCGGAATCTCAAAATCATTCACCGGTGCCGCCGGGTAAGTAGTCTCACCAGCCGCAGAATCCTTAGGGTCTACTCCGGTCACACCACGGGCGGCCGCCTCCATCAGACCCTCAAAGGTAGGCTTCTCTCCACGGATCAAAAACCCGCCGATGATAGTACCCACCGTAGAAATCAGGATAAATACCGCATTCGACACGTCAGCAGGCAGCTCAACACCGTAGCGGCTAAGAACATAGCCGGTGATAACAGTGAGGCTACCTGCAACGGCGGTACCTACACCCGCAGCAGCAGTGACGGGGCCAACTTTACGCTTTGCATCCATAATATTTTTACTCTCCTACCTTGTTGCTAGTCTGGGCTGCGATAAGCTGCTTCAACAGCTCGTTAGTCTCACGCTGCGCCTCCAAATTCTCACGGAGCAGCTTATATGCGGAACCCTCAAACTTGACGTTCGGGATGCCCGGCGTCCAGGTGTCCTTAAGCTCCTGGGTCTGGCGGCTTACGTTCTGCAGCGCCATCCAGTTAGCGCCGTGATGGCGCACATGCTCAATACCTGGTGCCCAGCTGTCCCGCAGCTCGCTAATAGCGTCAGCCATGTTCTTATCGTCCTTTCCTTTGGGTTTGGTTGCCTTCTCAGCAACCTTAGTGATGGCGGTCTTACCGCCCTTTTTTGCCTCGTAGATTTGCAGGGCGCGGGCCGCAACCTCGCCCTTGCGGTAGGTGCCGCAGCACTCGGTTGCGAACCAGTCGCGGTGTTCAGTCACGGGCAGGATTTGCCCGTGCATGATCCAGATGTCGGCTACGCGCTCACACACGGTCTCGAAGTCACCCGCAGACATGCGCGGGTTGCATTCCAGGGTGATTGACTGGGCGTTGCCCCGGCTGTTGCCGTTCGCCCACGCGGCGTTAGTGTGATCCACGAGGCACGCCACCAGGCCATCAGAGATAACCTCGTGCGCGCTAGTCTGCGTGCTGTTCAGTTCGCAGAAGAACCGTATAACGTCCTCAAATTTCTGTTTCCATTCTGGGCGTCCCCACCAATGAATAGTTAAGTTGGTAATTACACGGGGGTATCCGAAAACGGACTGGACTAGCGCGTTTGGTGTGAACCGCAGCGCGTCGTATTTTGTAATCAGTTCGTAGGCCATAGGCCCCACCTCCTTTTGTGTGATAGTTAACTTGGTTTTATGGGTGTCTTGGCTTGTATCTAAACTATACAAGGCGTATAGTATTAGATATAGGGAACGAAAGGAAAACCAAAATGGAAATCACCAACCGCCAAGGCACCTACTACGAAGAAACCGAAATCATGAACATCTTCGAAGCCCACGAAAACGGCCAACTAATCGGCGAAATGTACCTAGACATCAACACCGGACAAATCATGCAAATAGAAGTAAACGAAAACCGACGCGGCGAAGGAATCGCCCGCGCAATCTACGAATACGCATGCAGCATCACCGACGTATACCACGCCCCAGATGAACACTGCACCCGCGAAGGACTAGCATTCAAAAACGCGGTAGGCGGCGAAGAAATCGACCCCGAAACCGCATACCAGCCCTAACCCCGGCGCGCCTCCAAAGACCGCACCCGATCATCCACAGCATCAGCCAACTCACGCGCATGCCGCATCTCGTCCCGAATACCCCCAATATCCTTACGCATATCAGCATGTTCAGACAGGCCAAGATGCAACATGCTAGCCGTCTTCTCCTGCTCCTTACGAATCTCCGCAAGCTGCACAATCACATCGGCAATACCCTTAGCAGTAGCCGCCTGGTTCCGGTCTATGTCGTCACGAAGGTTCGTCTGGTGGTGGTTCTTCACCTGGTGCTCAACCCTGTGCAGGCCCGCCCGCACATCTTTCAACTTCACGGCAGCCCATGACACGAAAGCGGCCGCCGAAAGAGTGGCAGCCGCCTTGAAAACGTCCATGAGCGCAACCCAGAAATCGGGTGGAATATTAGTAGACATCATCACCCCTCATACGCTGTTCCTGGCAGCACCGCAGGCCAAGGGTCTGTAGTCGTCCACATGAGCGAACCCATGACGGCACGGTTAGTGTTACGGTCGAGGCGCATAACCAGGTTGTTAAACCAAGAGAAAAAACCGAGCGTGCCCACTTGGAAAGGTTGCCCGTTCCCGATATTCGACGTGACAATAGCCGACACTGCGAAACGGTTATCATGCGAATACCGAGGCCCCCCGCCCCGCTCGGGGTAATTCGGTAGCGCCCCGAGCGCCGGTAAGAAGCCCTTCGGCAGGGTCTTACTTTCTAAAACAACGTTCTGCTTTGTGAATTGCGGCCCTGCTGAACCGTGCCTGCGCTCCGGGTTGGTGGTTACCATCCAGACCTGCACCACGCTGCCAACGCGGCGTATGAGCACATCGCACAGGCCGCCGTCAGCACTGATAGTCTCTAGCAGCCGTACACCCGTGTCCTGAACAGCCCCACCGCCACCGCCACCGGCGGGGCGGGCTTCCAGGGCCTCTACCCGGCGGGCAAGCGCATCAGCCCTAGAAATAAGAGAAGATAAATCAGTAGAAGGCAGGGTGACGGTACCCCCATCAGGTGAGAGCGTAAGCTCCCTCCCGGCGATAGAAAGCTTCTGCGGCACCCCTACCCCGTCCGCGCCCTTAGGCCCAGGGTCACCTTTCGGCCCCTGCAACCCAGCACCAGCCTTACGGGTAGTGAAAAACACCGTATCCACCTGAATATACACGTTATCGCCCTGCGGGGATCGCCACCGCACCGGCCCAGTCTCAGACCCGGCCGGGCCTGCAACATCCTTAGCTGCGCACCCAGTAATCGTGAGGCCCTTGAACCATGTTTCAACGTAGAAGGCCCAGCGGGCACCGGTACCGCGCCCCCCAACCTTCTGTGAAATACAGCCGGTAATAATAGTGCCGTCGGCCCCGCCGTTCGCCACATAGAAATCGGCGGCATCACCCTCACGGGCAGACCCGTGAACCGTGTCGCGGTAAGAGGATGATTCGGCGCGGCAATTCGTGAGCTGATTCTGCCCCCAATACACAAGGAACCCATGCCCCCCGTTCTCCTGCGCCAGGCACCCCGTGAAAATGCATTTAGTGCCCTTAATGAACCATCCCGAACCGTCCTTCTGCCCAGCCCGGTTCTCACCCTGCGGCGCGCCAGCAGTAATATCTGCACCATCAGCCGAAGCCACAGGAAGAGCGTATATCTGCTGCCAAGAAGCGGCGCGGTGCGTAAACCACACGCGGCAATGAACAAACGTGCACTGGGACGTATACACCTCAACACCGGCGTAACCACCCTGTGACTGATTCGCCCCGCCGACATTCAGCCCGAAGAACTGGTTATCGGCACCACCGTTCCCGCCCGCAACCTTCGCCACCAGCTCCGGGTGCCCATCAGGTTTACCCACAACAAGCCCGGCCTGCAGCGTGTTCCTAATCTTGAGGTTCCACACGTCCATAGCCTGATCGTCACGGCCAAGGATAGCGGCGCCCGTCTCCATATCCCAGACCTTCACATTATTCATGGTCGGTGCGGCGTCCGGCTCCGCAGGGGAATCCCCAAGGTCGGTGTTCAGCACCACCCCGCACAGGTTCGGTATGGCCGCCTGGTGGTTACGGCCCGTCCGGTGAGCACGAATCCAGACACTAGACACACCGAAATGAATAAGGTCTGGGTCTAGAGCACGCTCATTCCAAGTACCAGTATGGAAAACGCCGGTCTTCTCCGTGATAGGCGTGCCGTCCGACGCTAGGATTTGGGTGCCGTCACCATCACCGATAACCTGCACAAAACCCTTGAGCTTGATGAAAGGGTAGCTGACGACATATTTACCGGCTGGGATGCGGACAGCCCCACCACCAGCAGCATACACAGCATCAACCGCCGCCTGTATCGCCGCCGTAGCATCAACCTTACCCGTAGGGTCTGCACCATAGGGGGCGTCAATCACGCTCACACTGTAACCCGATTGAGCGGGTGCCGCCTGCTTCGGTGCCGTCTCAAGAGCCTCAAGGCGGCGAAGAATCTTTGAATCATCAAACGCCCCACCATCACGGCCCGGCTGCCCCGGCGCACCAGGCGGGCCGGGAGGCCCCGGCTCTCCCTGCGGCCCAGGCAAGCCACGCTCACCCTGCACACCCGGCGGCCCGACCTCACCACGCGGCCCGCGCGCAGACCACCCCGACGGCGAACCAGGATCAGGTACCGGAGCCTGCTCAGCAAGATTCAGCACCCCCCCAGCCGTAGGGTGAATAAACCCGCACGGGTAAGGGGCCGGGCGGCCCTCACCATCACGCAAATGCGCGACAACCTTATACCCGAAACGCTCCGGCGACACGCCAGCCGACGGGGCGACAAGCCGAACACCAGCGGTAGTTGCGTCAGGCGAATCATACAAAACACCGCCCACAACGTACCCGGTGCGAGCAGCCTGCGTAAACACAGCGTCACCACTAAAAGCGTGCGCGGTCGGCGTGAACTCCACACGCCCAGACACAGGAACCGGGGCACCCCCCCGCTCCTGCATCGTCAAAAAGTTAGCTGTCACCGTACAGTACTCAGCCATACAAATTCTCCTACTCTAACTGCATGTAAGTGCGCACCGTAAGCTCGGTGCGATCCTCCCCCGGGCGGTGCTCAACACCCAGGACGAGACAATAAACGCGGGTACTAAGACCCGGCACCTCCCACCGGTATACATCGCCCACACGGTAACCGGGGTCGAAATTCACGTTTATAGAGTCTGAATAAACTGCTTTAGAATCTGATAGCCACGCGGCCACATCCTTAGCAAGCTCAAGCGCACGTTCGCGGCTGCCCGCCCAAATGCCGGCGTCTATCTCAAGCTCCGGTGCCTCACGCAGCGGCCCGAGAACAACGGCGTCACCATCATCTTTAGCTTTCGCCTTAGCGCCGCCGCGTATGATCGGCATTTTTTCGCCCCACATGTCTTCATAGGTGCCTGGCATGGTGCGGTTGTTCACGGGGAACTGCATCGTGGATCGGGAGGATTCTCCCCCGTTCCCGAACACTGCTTTGTTATCAATCGTGAGCTTCCACCGCCACCAGGCGAGCCGCTCAATCCTCGGGGCGGCAATATAGCCCGTGTACCCGTTCTGTCCGATAGTGAAATAGCAGGAGCCGTAGTAGATTTTCTCTATCTCACGCTTCCACCCGTTCCCGTGCTGGGATATGGGTGTGTTGAAGAAATTATGCAGGTTCCACATAATGTCGTCGTCCAGCTCGAACCAGTCTTCGTTCTCGTCCGGGCCGATAAACTCTTCAACAACCTCATTGCCCAGGATGGACTGCCCGGTGCCCTGCCAGAGTGTGGCGCGGTGAATCTTCCCGACCTCACCCATGTTGGAAATCCATGTGATTTTGCTTTTCACCCGCACCGCAGACCCGGAGCGTAGAATATCCTGCCGCAGCGTGTAGTCCA